TAAGTAGTTCCAACCAAACTCTGTAGGTAAGTGAGTTATCTCATCAAACCCTATCCAGCTATACGCTTGTCCTTGATATCGATACACATCTGCATCTTTTTCCAAGAAGCCAAATTCTATCTTTGCTCCTGAAGGAAAGTTCCAAAGTTTTTCTACCTCTCTAAACTTAGCACCTTTAAATGCTTTAGGGTAAAGTTCCCGAGACTTATCTATAAGTTCTCTTAACTCTGGCATTGACCTTCTTAATATCAAGGCTCTATGTTCTGGAATGTGACAAGACCTCAATGGGTCTATTAACATTGCAAAACTTTTACCACCACCGGCTGCTCCTCCGTAGAGTACATCTTTTTCGGCAGCAGCTAAAAAATCTGTTTGAGGTCCTTCATTAGGCATAAATGCCACATAAGAACCTGTAGTATCTAAATGTTCTTGTATAGAATCAGGTAATACTTTTGTTTCTGATTCTGTTAAAACATTTGAAGTAAGAGCTTTTTCTTCTTTCTGTACTTCTTTTTTAACTCTAGCTAAACTTCTTGTTAGCTTTTTGACCTTTTGATTTTTTTTATCTAATTTTCTTTTAGCCTGTAAAGCTAATTGTACATTAGATAATTCACTATTTTTAGGTCTACCAATTCTTTTTGGTTTAATATCATTCTTTAGTATACACTTATCTGCAACTTTTGTCAAGTTTTTTTTAGATTTATTTTTTTTATCTACCATAAATCTTATCTACATATTTCTTTAGACCCGGCTTAGACATCCTTCTTCCTGTCTCTGCTTCTAACCAATCAACTCCAATACCTAGACTTATTTCATTATGGAATACAGCTTCTGCAACTTCTTTTAATATTTGTATTTCTAAATCTATGGGTTTTAAATAACCTTCAAAGTCCGCATCTAACTCATAACCAAAAGGTATGGTTGAAGAAGTTCTTCTTATATAATTATCTGGTACAAACATTAATTTACTCTTCTATACTTTCTAACTTTTCTTGCTGTCTTTTTTGATTGTCTTGAAAACTGTTTACCTTTTTTAGTATCTTCTCTTTTTTTTCTTGTTGATGCTGCATACTCTTGGGGACTTAATGCTTTAATAGCTGCTTCGGGTAAATATCTTTCTCCAGTTTCACTAGACTTTTTACCAGACTTAGTTCGCCATTTTTGTTTAGTCCAAGACCTAAGACTTCTTTGTGACTTTTTTAGTGCCATGCTTTTTCCTAATTGCTTCCTTACCTCTTTTAGCTATTGTAGCCTGTTGAGTTTTACCAGCTACTTTAGCTCTTTGTTCTAACACAGTTAGTATTTGTATTTTACGAGCAAAAGGTTTTCTAACTCTTTTAACCTTTGCTACAGTTGCTCTAGCATCTGCTGGAGTTGCAAACTTAATACTTACTGTATCTTTTGGATTCTCATCCGTATATAATCTTCGACCACTACCTTTAGGTTTTTTACCTGTTCCTACTCTAGGGTCTTTCTTTTTTTTCATGTTTACTTAAATAAATTATTTATTTTATTTAAAAATTCTTTGATGTATTTTAATATTATATCCATGTTATTTATAGCCACCCCCTTTGGCTTTATATTGTTTTGCTAAGAGCTGGGCTTTCCGAGCAGACCATTGTCCGGGTTTACCCCCTTTAGAACCGGCTTTGATTCTCTCGAAAAGCCTCTTACGCATTGTAGGCTTAGTATAATTACCAGCTTTATTTACTGTCGACTTTCTTTTAGTCGTTGTCTTTTTTCTTGGCATTATTTTTCTCCTTCTTAAAAATTCTGTCCCAGTTCTCCTCAAACTGTTTTCTGTTATCTTTGTTAATACCACGAGACATAGGCAATCTATTCTCTTGCTTATGTAATGGTTTTAATTTAAATTGTCCAGCGTGAGGCATTATTCAAATAGTTTCCAAATCTTATAAATTCTACCACACTTCATAAATTTATGTATCTTATTAAACATTCTTACCATTTTACCTTGTTAGCCCAAAAAGCTGCTGACATTTTACCTTTGGCAATATTCTTTCTATGTCTAGCTTTGAAAGACTTTCTTTTCATTTTAGTTGCACGAGATTCACCTGCTTTAGGTTTACCGGCAGTCTTTGCACCTTGTTGTCCAAATCTAATGGTTTTAATCTTGTCACCTTCTTTGGCAACAACTATATGTGATTTAGTTGGATGGTTAGGAGTACGTTTGGGTTTATTGTAACCACTTACTCCTGCTCGTTCTAATCTTGAATCTTTTTTCTTAGCCATTAATGTATTGTTTCCTCTTTTGGAGGTAACTCATGTTTTAGTTCGTATAGTTCTCCTACAACCACTAAAGCATACATGTCAGCTATTTCTATAGCTTCTTGTATATCTTTTGCTTGTATATACGGACCGACTAACATTTTATTGTCTTTTAAAACTTCTGTTAAATATATCTTCATCCTTGTATACCTTTACCTATAATCCAACCTATAAAGAACCAAAAACAAAACCAACCGGGATTATCATACGCAAAATTAAGAATACTATTCAGATAGTTCTTCATAATCAGCATCATCTAAGTCTAGAGGTTTCTTATCCGGCATTAAAAATATCCCACCACTTTGAACATTATGATTCACATCAACTCTATCCACCTTACTAACCCCAACTCTATCTAATAAAGTTGTAGCAGCAGCCAATTTATTATTAGCTTGGATGATAGGTCGTTTAGAATCCATAATCTCAACAAGCTTGAAAGCTGCTTTAGGTGCAGAGTTGGCTAATACCTCCTGAGTGAGCTCTAGTATTTCAGACTTTAAAGTCTTTACAACATGATGGTAATGAGAAGAGTACCCAGCAAGTTTTGCAGCCTCTCTAGCATCTCCTTGTGTTTCCACAAGATGATGAAGAAAAGCCTGTTGTTTTTCTGTGAGTTCTCTTTTACGAGTATTGTTATCTATGCTCGGAAGTATAGCCATGATTATTAGTATACACATGTATATAACATTTGTCAAGTATTTACATAAATTTAATAAAACTCTTGACAAAACCCAAATCTAGGTATATAATAACATTATAGACCCCCCGGGTCAACATAGTACCTACCAAGGGCGTGTCAGTCCTACATATTAACTACCTATATTAAGTCTATTTAATCCTGAAAAGTTTTGAAGTTTATATAGCCGGGTCGTAAACTAGATAGCCCTATCTGGTTAATGTAGTTTTTCTAGAATTTTGTATGACCAGTACATATATATACCCCGCCCCCCCTGTAGCTCCTGCCCACTGCATAGACTTTGAAAGCTACCAAATCTCAATAGCTTATGCACAAGTTATTAACAAGTCTTTGAAGTGTGGGGATAACCTGTGGATAACTTTATAAGCTTGATAGCCTTTAAAATCTAAGGAAAGCACACCAAAAATTATAAAATCTATCTAGTTAATGAAGTCTTTAATGTTTTGATGTCGGGATTTCATACAGGAAAAAGTATCATACAAATGTCATACTTCACAATCTTCACAACCTACACAATCATAAAAATGTCATACTATGTCATACTTTGTATTTATAGTTCTCGTGATTTATAGCTGTATAATTTTTATACAACACCACCTCTGAAACCCTTATAAACAAAGGGCAAAATAATACTTGTAATTCATTTGCATTTTGGTAATATGTGTATATGGATATATATAAATTAAAATTAGTTATGGCGTTAGCTATGGCACAACATGGAGTAAAAAATTATGATTGGTTTTGAAGTAACAGAATTAAAAGATTTACCTAAGGGTGAATATTTTAAACTTAGCCCAAACTCAAAGAAAGTTTGGATAAAAGAAGACTATCAAAGGGATATTAAAAAATATTCTTGTAGTAATGCATTAGATATAAACAATGAAAGATTTTTTAAATCTGAACAAGTTGTTTATGTAAATTTTGAATTTTAAGGAGATTAAACATGGAAATATATTTAAAACCAAAACAAGTATATGGAAAAACTTTATACTATCCCGATTGTAAAAAATCTGAGAAGTTAGCAAAATTTAAAGGGACTAAGACTTTTAGTTTATTAGATGGGTTAGCTTTACAAAATGTGGGATTTGAAATAAAATTTAAACAAATTACTTTAGAAAGTTAAACACTAACCACCAATCAAAGCTACTTAATTGTGGCTTTTGGTGGTAGAAACTAACTATAATTTAAACATGGAGAAAAATTATGAAACAATATCCAATATGGAACATAGTAACATCTTGCATTTATAAAGGTGCTAAATCTTATGGAGTTAGAGAAAGGGGCGAAGTAGAAGTTAGAGTTGGCACAAGTTCTAGCAATTCGCATATCTTTTTAAAACATAGAACAACCCATAAAATATTACATAATGGCGATAGAGAATATCGATTTTATGTTGATGATGTATTAATTAAAAGAGCATTATTGCCTAAAGGTTCAAAGACTGCTCACTTCTTAGAGGTGGCATAGATGAAATTTTATTACTTAGAAGATATAGACAAAGAACATGTACAATTCTTTAAAACTAAAAAATCTGCATTAGATTGGATTAAAAATTTTAATACAAGTAATTTTTACGACAATGATAATATTTTTACAAAAGAAGATATACAAGTTTTATTTGTACCACACTTTACTAAATCTGCTTTATTAAATGCTTTTGATGATATAGCTGTAATAGTTGGCAATAGCATTGATACACATGATTAGACAAATATAGTTATGGAAATCTAATAACCCCCTAAAAACTTCAATAGTTTTATAGCCCGATTAACTTCGGGCTTTTTTTTATTCTTAAACTAATTCTAAGAGCCTACAAGAGCAATTTAATTGCTTACCTTTATGCTACCCTTATTTAATATTTAACAGTCTTACAAGGCTTTAAAAATAAATAGTAATTATTTTAAAAAAAGACTTGACAAGTTCTAAATGGCACAGGCATTATATAGGTTATATAGACATGGAGGTCTTATGAATAAAGCAAATAAAATACTACATAATTTTTTTAGTAATGATGTAGTTTTAATTATGAAAAAGAAACAAAAAAATCCTACTCTATCTAATAAAGATGCTATAGATATTTTAAAAACATTATCAATTGATGAGTTAGTAGAGGAGGTGTCAGATGAGTAATAAAGAAAAAGAACAAATAAAAAATATTATTGAACACTCAAAAAGAAAATATACTGATAATGAGATTATAACTTTTCACAATATTTTTACAAAAGAACAAGTTGAATACATAAAAAAAATTGATGTAGAATTTTGGTATGATAATAAATTTATAGTAGGAGGTGTCACATGACAATACCTAAACAGATGTTAAAAGAATGGTGTGAAACTTATGAGGAAGCTATTGAAACTTTAGATTACTTAGCTAATAGAAGTGTTGGAACAGCTAAAGAAGAAATAAAAGAATCTCTTGAAGATTTTTTTATTGATAATGGATTAATGAGTGAAGAAGAATTTAGACAAGAGGTGTCACATGAATGAAGTAATTAAAATCTTACCTATGACTACCCTATTGTCCGAGTTTTTAAAACTATCGGAGCAAGGTTGGTATATTGTAGGCTTTAAAAAAGAAATGATAGTATTAAAATTTAAGGAGGTAAAGAATGAGTAGAGAAGAATTTTTTGAATGGTTAGATAAATGTAAGTGTGATTATGTTTATGAGAAAGATGATTATGGAGAAATTAATATTACTTTTTATCCTAAAGAAGAAGAAGATAATACTGATAAAAGAACAGCTATGTATTACGACAATGACGGGAAGAATATTTAATGGCACAGAAACAAGCACAGCAAAGACCAGTAGATAAAGAACTGGAGAAGAAGAAAAAGCAACAAGCAAAAGATAGGAGGAATGGTTAGTTGCATAACCTAAATAGATATGTTAAAATCTTTAAAGACAGAAAGGGATAGAAGAAGAACAAGAAAAAAACTTTATACTTCTATCTACGAATATAAATCAATGAACATGGAGGAATTTGA